TGTATTTCCCTTTTCTCTTGCTGCATGTGCTTCAATAGCATAATCCATAACGGCTTGAGAAAATTCTTTATTATTTACATAATGTGCTTTATTTTTTTGGCTCATTTTATTTTCTCCATAATGTTATATTATACCACAGTTTAACATGAAAGTAAATAGATATTTTTTCACATTAGCTATTTACATATGCCCAATCTTATGGTATAATAATATAGTACCCCGGAGGAGGAGAGTATACAAAAATCAATGTATAGTCTTTTTCTCGTTCAAAGGTACGCCTTTGTCAGCATATTCATTAACAAGTTCGTTTTCGTAATCTTCTAGTATTTCGAGATCTGATCTTGTTTCAGGTTTACTGACTTTATCTAGTTTTAAAGCAAACTGTACATAGTTCGCTTTTACTTCTTCAGCTATAGGAACATGTTGAATAATATTAGATTTCAATATTTTGAATTGTTTGGAATCCGAGAATGGAAACCAAGGAGTAAATTGAAAGCCCCCTAATAGATTAGCATGTATACTAACAGGTCTTTCAATTATATAGTTATCATCGTTTTTAACTGCTACGAGTCCGATAATATCATCTCCATTCAAAAGTTTAAAATGTCTTATATTTAATTCTTCCATTTAAATATTTATATCCCATAACTTGTAATTAAATCTTTCTTTTGAATATATTTTAATTCGTTCAGCCGCATGCTGTAATGTATAATTCTTATTAGATTTCCAATGTAGATCATCTGCTATATCAAACACTTTAGTATTTCTACCATCATCACTCTTTCTTAATCCTCGGCCGATGGACTGAAGAACCCTAATTTGCGACTTACTAGGTGAAGCAAATATGATGTTGTGTAGATTCCTAATGTTAATACCAGTAGAAAAAGTCCCAATACTTGCCACGATAATGGCGTCTTTCTCTTTCTCGGTAATCTCACGGACTGACTCTCGTGTATCGACATCTGTTTCTCCTGACACATAAAATAACTTTCTATTATTATTTATCTTTTCTTTTAATAAAGAATGTAATGGTTTACCATGCTTTTCTACATAATTAAAAAGCAATAATGTATTACCTTTTTGATCTATTGCTAAGTTTGCAATAAAGTTATTTCTTGGTTCATATCTTACAATAAAATCTAATTCATCTTGATATTTTAGACCTGATATAATTTTACAAATATCATCTTTATATTTTAATATTAATATATCAATGTCTAACTGACTTAAATTTTTATTATCAATTAATTCTTTAGTTGTTGTTACTTGATAGACTGGACCAAATAAACCTTCTAATACTAATTGATGAGTTTGTGTTCCATCTAGTGTACCAGTTGTACCAATACGATACATCGCTTCTGTACATTTTTCCATTATAGCTGTCAGAGATTTAGCTTTAAAGTTATGAGCTTCATCTCCAATTACCATACCAAAATCAGTAAACCAATGTGCAGGTAATTTATAAATTGATTGCCATGTACTAATAATAACTCGTTGTGATATTCCAATCTTTTCTCTTCCTGAATATATTCTATGGCAATTTTCATCTACATTCCATGTATCTTTACCTGCATAATCAGCAAAGTCAGAATACATTTGCTCTACTAATGATGTAGTAGGTACAATAATTAAAATGTTTTGATTATAATATTCTAAGAAATATCGAATAGCCAAATATATAATTAAACTCTTACCTGATGCAGTAGGGGATAATAATAAAGACTTTGTACTTGATAAACACTGCGAGAGTGCCTCTAATTGATAATCCCTTGGTGTTATATCAGTTCCATTCACAGAAAGGCTTATTTCAGCTAAAAAGGAATTTATGTCATGACTAAGTAGTTGATATACCGTGCTATATTTTGAGCTTTTTTCCTCTTTCAGGTTATAATTGCGAGACTGACAAAACTCTTCTAGGTATTTATGCAATCCACAATATAATGTTTTCTTTCTGGTATCAAATAATCTTATTTTACCGTCCCACATACGATTACGATATGCTGGCATAAATTTATATCCAGGAACAAAGAAACAAAAGTGTTCACTCAATTCTCGTTCAATACTAGCATCGCATTGAACATGCATAAAGACTTCATTCTTTTTTTGAATGATAATGGTTTCCATATATTAGATACCGCTAGTGAACTTCCGCCATTCGATCATGTTCTTAATGTTTTGATGTCTCCATTTAACATTATCTAATATTTCTTTTAATGCTGAACAAAGCTCTTCAAGATATTGTATTTTAGCTTGATGCTCTTGTATTATTGGATCTGAATCATAATAATAATCCATATCTCCTTTTAATACAGTTAATCCACCAAGAGGATTATAATCCCAACCTTTAGAGTCCATTTCTTCTTTACTTAATTTACCATTATAATGTAGCCATTTGTCTTTAAGTAGCACCTTAAATTCAAGTTCAGCTTTTTTAAGTTTCATACGATTTACAGAAAGTAATTCGAGATATTTACCATGTAATTTTGCGGAGTCTCTTGAGGCCTCATCAAGATTCATATCATCTATGACTGAGTCCTTTTTCCACATTTCTAAGATTTCTTGCAAATTATTCATACTATTATTATATTATACCATCCAAATAAGAAAATGTAAATAGTTTTATGAAAAAAAGTTAAACAAATTCAAAATTGGTATAGGCAAATGATATATCCATTTGAGCATATTCAACGCTCTCTACTTGTGCATCAAATTCAATTGCACTGATACTAGTTGGAAAGACACCGCTAAATTTAATTTCCTTTGTTACATTATTATGTGATGATAATACTAATAAAGTAGCATCAGCCTTAAAGTCTTCTGCAGTTTTTGTTTGAACTAGATTATGAATCCAATCAAAAGTCTCTATATAGTTTTCCATGTTTTCTGTAATATTAACTCTAAGAGCTAAATCATCAAAGGTTAGTCGATCTCCAGTAAAAGATAAATTCACTCCACGATATGGTGTTTCTACAGCACTAATATTAATACTAGGTAATGTTGCAGCTACACAAAAATATTCTAAATTTGGATATCGTGTATGATCAATCTTAAATTGAAATCCTACTGGACTTAAGAAATTTTTATTTGTAGTTAATGTTGCCATATATCTATTTATATAAAAAGTTATGTACTATACTATATATAACAAAAAGAAAGGGAGCCGAAGCTCCCTTTACAAATGAGTATTAACTCTGGCTTACACCATGATGTCGTCAACTCTGAAGATTCTGAAGTATTGGTTACTTCTGTCGTTACCAACACCATCAAGAGCTACGAATGGGTTTGCGACCATACCGTATCTTGTTTTGAATCCTATTCTTGGTTGGAAATCATTCTCACCAACGGCTTTAACCATTGTTAGTGGAACGTATGGGCAGTAGAATAAACCTGCGTCATATGGATTAGATCCTCTGTAACCAACACAAACAAAGTCTACAGTTGAATATGGATCAATGTAAACTTTTAATCTTCCGTTAAGAACACCAGCAAAAGTATTACCTGTGTCGTCAACGTTTAGATTAGAAGAAAGTGCAGGTGTGTAATCTAACATACCAGCAGCTGCTAGAGCTGAAGCTACGTCTGAAGAACAAAGGATAAAGTTACCTTTACCACGTCTTGTTTCTTTAGCGATTACGTTACACTCTCTTTCGATTTGCATGATTAAGCCTTTGAATCTCTCAACCATCCATCTTCCATCAGAGTCTGTATTAACATCGAATACACCAGAAACAGCTGTTGAAGACTGTAAAGCACCGATCTTAGCAGTTTTAAGAACTGTTCTAACGACTTCTCTGTTGATCTCAGCAAGGATCTCAGCAGATAGAATGTTAGCTAGTTCGCCTTCTGCATCTAAACCGTGGATAGCTTTAAGGTCTTGAGCTAGTTCCATTGTGTATTCAGCTTTAAGAGCTCTTGACTTAGCAGTCACAGTTGATTTCTCAATTGTGAAAGCCATTTCACCGTAAGCACCGTCTCCGGTTTCACCTACGCCAAGTCTCTCTGCGTCTGCTGTAGCGATACCACCACCGAATGTTGAAACTGTGTCAGCTTCGTCGGCAATTGTTCCGTCTGTATCAGCATCTACAACACCACTTAATCCTGTTGGATCAGCTTGGTGTGTACCAGTTCCAGAGAAAGAAGTATCAGCTTCGTTAAATAAAGCTTCTGTACCACTCTGTGAGCTGTATTTTGATTTCATTGCAAAGATAAGTCCTGTAGGACCACTCATTGGTTGAACACCAGCGATATCGTATGCAATCAAGTTAGGCATTGCTCTTCTTACAAGAGAGATCAATACTGGGTCAAAAGTTCCAATGTTATTTGGAGCTGAACCTGAACCAATATTGTTAGCAGCAGCTGCTTCAGAAATAAAATTTCCTTGAGCTTGTGCTCTTTCTTCTCTTAGGGCAACCTCTTGGTTTTCTAATAGTCTAGCTGTAACAGCTTTTCTATATCTGTCGGAAATAGCAGGTGCTGACTCGTGCTCGAGAACAGGACCCCATTTTTCCATTAATTTTGCGTCTGCTTGAAACATTTTAGTTTTCCCCTAAATTATTTTACAAAGTTTGTTATAGCTTGAGTGTATCTAGCCATAGACTCGGAAACTGCTTCTTCAGCAACTTCACCATCGCCTAATAGACTATCAACTTCGTCAACTGATTCTTCAGAATCTTGTTTGAAGTATGATTCTTTAACAGTTTTCACTTTCATTTCGAAAGATTCTTTGTTATCGAATTCGATATCTTCTACTAAAGATGCTAATTTCTCAGCTTCGGTTTCTGCAAGCCCTGAAGATTGTTCTCTTACTACTTCTTGTTTTTCAAAAGCTTGAACTTTAGAATGTAGATCGATATTATCTTCTGTGGTTTTGTTTAAAGTAGCCTCTAGCTCGTTAACTTGCTCGTTGAGTTCATCAACTAAGTCAACTTTACCTTCTGGTACTTCGATATAGTGTTCTTTAAACACTGACTGTAAAGAAGTCATAAAGTCTTCAGCAATTTCAGTTCTTAGACCGTTATGTACTGCAACTTCATTTTCTTTCATCCAATTTTCAACTACGTAGTTTAAGTATGAATCTACTTTTTCTACCAATTGAGTTTGAACATCAGAAACTTCTTCTTCTAAGTTTTGCGCATACTCAGATTCTAATCTTTCGATTTCTTGTGATAACTTAGATGTTAACACAGCTTCGAAGATAGCTTGAGCTTTATCACGGAACCCGTCAGAAAGAGTTGCCTCTTCTTTAATGATGTTTTCTAGATCTTCGTCAAAATCAATAGCTTCCACTTTCGCTTTAGCTTTTGGATCTGCAGCTTTCTTAACACCTTTTACAGCGTCATCAGCTGATTTGACTGAAGCTTCTTCATCATCACCGAGAACCATTTTTGAGAACATTTGTTGCGCTTGTTCTTTACGAGCTGCTTTGAGCATATCTACTGCAGCCTGAATTACGCCAGCTTTAGTTTTTGGAATTTGAACAGCTTCCTTTTTAGGTTCGTGCTCTTCTTCCTCATCTTCATGCTTGCCTTCTTCAAGAGTTTCTTCTTCAGTAGTTTCAACTTCCTCGTCTAAAATTTCTTCTTCAACGAGCTCTTCTGAAACTTCTTCTGTTTCCACTACCTGCTCTTCAGATACGTCTTCGACTAACTCTGGATTTTTAATAGCGTCGTCTGACATAATCATTCTCCTATGATTTTAGATTTAACTTAGAGAGGAAATTCTTAAAAGCTCGTATCTCAGCTTCCGGCAATCCAGTAGCTGGAGTGCTTTTAATTTCAGTCTCAATTTCTTCAATATCTCGTTGACGAATAAGCCCATTATCCCATATCCATTCAACTCCTTCCATAACACCATTTACAAATGCAGACGGTGCGGATGGATCTTGAACTATATCGATAGTTGATAACATAAAGTCATCACCCACATATTGAGCTCCATTCTTCTGTACGAGACTTCCCATACCACGACTTGATACACCAAGCTTAACACCACCTTCGAGCAAACCTTCAACGATTTGTCCCATCGGGGTCTTAAGAATTGATGCTTTTCCTATAACATCATTTCCCTGCCAATGCAGATCAGTGATCTTATGTGAAACCTTATCAAGGTTAACTGTTGGTCCTTCTGGATGATTTAACTCTCCAACAGCTCTTCCTTGTTTAACTTGTTCGTCGACATATTTTTGAACTGCCTTTTCCATGACTTTCTTTTCATATATGCGACCATTTCTGTTCTTTTG